GTTTCTGCTAATTTTAATATAGTATCTATATTTTCTGGTTGATGACTCATAATCATTAATAATTGTATTCTTAAAGTATCTTTTCTTGTCTCTGCTGTTGTTTCAATTAATTTATCAACACTTTTTATAAACATATTAATTCTTTCATCAGTGTCTTTTTTATATTCCATTTGTATTTCTTTTTGATTTTTCATAGCTTCAGTAAAATCTTTTCTTGCTTTTCCTTCATATCTTAATATTTCTTGATGAGTATATTCAGTTTGTTTATCTACATAAAAAGAAATAATTAATAAAACAATTCCTAGAGCAGCAAATAAACTATAAGTTAATTCTGGGGAAGTGTTAAAAACTTTTGTAATAAAAGTTGCTAATATACCAACAGCCGCAATGACGCCAGCAATTCTTCCCCAAATTTTAACTATATCACTCCAAACAGATGGGGTTTTATTTGCGTTATTATCCATATTTTCATACCTCCCATCTTTAAGAATTTATTTTTATTTCCTATCTTACTAAATAATATAAAAGTTTGGCTAGATAAATTATTTATATCAGACCAAATAAAAAGAAGATAGATAACAAAAGCTATCTATCTTGGTATCATTGAAAAATAATAGTATACTTTATCTTCTTTAGCATCTTCATCTTTAATAAAGTCTTTACTAAATTTAGCATAATATTCTACATTATCTTTAAATAAATCCTCATAATCATTATATGCAGAGTTCATTACAATCCAGAAATCCACTGGTCTAATATCTTCATATCCATATTGAGTTCGAACCCCCTCTGTTTCTTCAAGAGTCCACTTCATTCCATGAGGTTTCATTTGCTCTATTAAATGTCTTGCTTTTTCTTCATTTAAAACTCTACCTTCTGCTATTTCATATAATTTTATTTCTATATCATCAAGGTCTTTATCCATATGTTCTAATATTTCACAAATCCATTCAGAAAGTTCTTCTTTTTTATGGTCATTGTCAGAAGATATAATTTTTTGAATATATTTTTTAATCTCCATTTTTAATATTTTCCACCTTTCTTAATATTTCATTGAGTAGTCGATTTTGATAATCAAGCTTGCGCTCCATATCAATAGTAATTGCATCTAATTTTTGTGTTTGTTTTTCATTCTCTTCATAAGAATGTAAAGAGATATATGACAAAAGCACAGTTAATAAATCTAATGCATCTATATTTCTAGTTGTATTATCCATTAAATACTTTCAGGTGCGGCAATGGTTGCTCTAGGGCTCACACAACTAAGAACTACGAATTGTCCATCTGGATAATTAACATTCCCATTCCCATATATAATAGGATATCTTACTCTTGTATCTAATTGATTAGCATACATAGTATTTCCAGCCTTGCATAACACTGGAATATTTCCTATAGTAGTCTGGATAAATACTGGAAGATTCGCGGTTGCCGCAACATTATTACATATTACAAGTCCATAAGTTTCTGCATTTATAAGATTTTTAACTGTTCTATTAGGAATTAAAACAACTCCTGTATCAGTTGTTTCCACATTAGAACATAAAATAGTTTTACAATTCATATTCAATTCTCCTTTCCTAAAAATAAAAAAGGGGACGTAGCTTTCGCATTCGTCCCAAACTCAACTTGCAAAAGCAAGGAAATTACAAAGTTAATTATTAATATAAAGAATTACATCCGCATCCAGTATAGCAAGGTGGATTTAATACATATCTACCTTGAGAATTTAATATACTATCTGTTGAATTTTGAATTGCGGCAGTAATTGTAGCTGTTTGATTAGCATTTGATAAGGCATCTCTTGTAGTTTGTAATTTATCACTTAATTCTCTAATATAGTTGTCTTGAATCATTTGTCTAGTTGCGTTATTTTCTTGAACTACTAAATTTCCAATTGCGGCAATACTATTGCTCATTTGTTGAGACATATCTTTCATGCTTACTAAATTATTATAAGCAGAAGTTAATACTGTGTCAGTAATTCCACATTGTCCTTGAGCTAAACCTCTAATAGCTCCATCTTGACTTTGGAAGTATAAAGAATTTTGTAAATCACTTTGTCCTAAAGCAGTAGCTCCTTGACTTCCCCAGAAACCACCATTTCCACCAAATAATAAGATGAAAATAATAATTAATGAGAAAATACCCATAGAACCACCAAATAGTCCATCGCCATTATTTCTAGTTAATGCTAATACATCAGCTGCTGACATTCCTGTAGTTTCTCCCATTTTTCTTTTCCCCTTTCCTTAAAAATAAAATAATATATATAATAAAAAATTAGTATAAACTAACTTTTATTACCATTGATTAAACTAAACATTTGCGCTAATTGTTCCTTTGAAATCCCGCGTTCATTACACATCTTTGCGATAGCTGCAGCCTTCTCTTCATCAGGCTTACTATTTATTTGATTAAAAAGTTGTAACTGTTGCGGATTTAGTAGACTTACTAACGCTTGTTGTGGTTGGTTTGACATCATTACTTGTGACATCAGATTTTGTAGATTGAACATTTATCTTTCCCTCCAATTCTTTTAATTTGTTCTCAAGTTCTTCAATTTTTAAATCTTTCTCGTCCTTTGGAATTATAATATCGTAAGATTTACTAATACTTCCATCTATTTCCTTAATAGATATCTTAGCTTTAGGTTCATCAATAAATAAAGTTCTTTTAGTAACTATAATATTACTAATATCTTCATTTTGATTAACAAATTTAACTTCAGTATCTGAGGAATTAGACGTATTAATAATATTTTGAACTGGAGTTTGTTGATTCATCATACCTTGACTATATTGTGCTATCATGTTTTCAATATTATCCTTTTGTCGATATAATTGATTTATCATATTATTATAGTTATATGGCATAAATCTCCCTCTCCTTTCTATTTAACAACGAAAAAAAGCCACGTAATAGGAAATAAATTATCCTACTACGTGGCTATATATAACATTGTTAATTTTATATACTCATAGTATCTTTTTCAATCCATTTCCCTTTAATTATAATTTATAAAAAAGAAGATATAAAATATCTTTCCTTTTCATGTATATATAAAACTATGCTTAAATAAATTATCAAGTTTGTCCCAAATTTTGTAAAAAATTTTTTAATCAGTAATTTTTTTTGTATATTCTACTGTTAAGACAATATCTGATACACCGAAATTATTTGTTTTGTAAAATATAAAATCTACATCTGAATTTGTTACATTCAATCTATAGCTAGCACTACTATTATATTGTGGTTGTGAATAATTTATTGGGTATCTTTGACCAGTTGTAACAAAATATGAATGTGTTTCGTCAACTGTTATGTATGAAATATTGCTTAGATTAAGATGTTTTGTCCAATTATAATCTGTTATCTTAATGTTTACATTAAAAAATTCAAATGTTTTTCTATAAATAGGTTTTCCGTTTGTCCATACTTTATTGGTCTTTGTTTCAGTTGTAGAATATATATCTTTATAGGCTGTATCGCCTAAGGTCATATTAGTTCCACTAATAATTAAATCTTTATTAATTTGCATAAATTCGCCTTAATAGACTTACTTCCACGAAATGTTTTAGGCGGTTCTTCGCCATATATAAGCAGTGTAATAAGGTTGTAGATTGTTATGTGGTTGATTTCCACCTGTTTTTTGTATTTTACTTGTGTCTGAAAAATCTCCTGTTACAGTAGCTGCATAACTCAAACCATTAAAAGGGTCACTATTTCCGTAGGCAAGTCTAAAGGTATGTGAATGTGAAGGCATTTCATCAATTATTAGTTTATGCGTCTTTTCACCACCAGTTTTACTAACAGTTCCAAAGTCAGTATCATTTTCATCTACACCTACGATACATCTACCTTTGATACGTTCCCACGTGCCACCAAATAGGACAGCAGGTGAGACAGTTGAGATAGTCATATAAATTGACCCAATAGGGTAAACTAAGTCTACGTTTATTTGCATAATTATTCGACAATTTAATATCTAAGTAATCTTATGCTATTCTTTTCCAAACATAAACCCCATAATAGTAAGGGTAGTATGCTTGTCCACCACCAGTATTGTCTGTTCCCATTCCAACAGCCCCTGCAGAACTATTACAAGCAACACCATAAAAACCTCCAGATGAAGCACCACAGTTTCTCATACTTGAAATATAATGATTATGACTTGGTATACTAGATACTGGAATTTTATGTTGGGCAGATGTCCCTCCTAATATACCTGGACTACTACTTACTATCTTTAAATATGCATCATCAACAATCTGAGTCCATTTACCACCAAAACTAACTTCAGGTGATATAGTACTTGTTGTTATATATAATGCACCAATAGGGTAAATAAAATCTAAATTTATTTTCATATTGTTTGTTAAGTTATTGTCTTATTTTGTCTAGTTTATTTTATAACCAACTACTTTTATAATAGAAACATTATTTCCATCTCCATATAAAACTCCATTAGGAGAAACACGAGTTTCACATTGTCTACCTGAAATAGTTTTTATAGTGTTTCCACTTATTAACATAACTTTTCCCTGTATCCAAAATCCATTGTCATAATTAGAAGGAATTAATATTACTATCGAAACTGATTTTCCATTTGGATTTTCTACTTTTACGCTACTATAATAATTTTGATTTTGTCTATAAAAAATTTCAATATAATTATAATTAGCGCTATCATCATTAAGAGTTACATTTCCAGTTGTGTTTCCATTAAATAAAACAGTTCCTTTTAAGCCAATAATATTATTATTTATTTGTTTAAAGTTATCTTCAAAAGATAAATTATTATAAACAATTAAATCACTATTAATTTTCATAAACTAGACCTCCTTTCTCATAAGAGATTGGAGCGGAAGACAATAGACTTAAGCCATTGCCTCCCTTCTGATTGAAAGTTGACCAACTAAAGTTAAACTTGTAGTTGACCTCCTTCCATAAAGTGTGTGTGTGTGTGTGTTATTAAACATTGTTGACCATTTGCTTAATAAACTATTCACTAGGATAGTGAAAGATTTTAAATACCTTCCACCATCCTTTCTGTTATATTTACAAGAGAAGTTAGAATATGATTTATTACTAAACCATAATTCCTCCTTCCTTGTGTTTTGGCGCGTAAGCGCCATTGATTGATTGATTGATTGATTGATTGATTGATTGATTGATTGATTGATTGATGTTACCATAATCTCTCTAAAATCTCCTTTCTCTCTATATAATAAATGCGGCGGGAGCCGGTGTAGGATTACCTACCCTAGCTCATCCCCAGTAAAGACCGACGGCCGCATTATTCAGCTGTAAATAAATAACTTTCAATCCAGTTATCATAAACTTGACAGAAGAATTTATTACCGCTAGCATCACTTGTAAATGTTAAACCAAACATAGTGTTTAAATCACTTGCACTAACACCGCTTGATTGATAAACAACTACTCCTTCAGATTCTGGATCTGTACATCCATAAGGTAAATACCATACTGATAAATAATAAGTATTTTCTCCTGTTCTATCTAAGTTTATCATTCTGTTTGCAGTTCTAATGTCATTTGGAATTAAATCAAATAAATACATTCTAACTTTATTTTCATTATATCCAGCAACATTTACATTATTTAAAACTTCCCAATTACTTACTTGAGTATCCCAAACACTTGCACTTGAAACTGCTCTTACACATTTCCATAATTTTAAATCATGGATAACATAGTCTCCAACTGCATAAGTTTGTTCATCACTATGAGTGTCTACATCAATACCTAAAATTCTTCTTAAAGCATTGTCTAGGGCTAGCGTAGCTCTTACTGATGGATACATATTATTACCATAGTTTACACTATTGTCATCTCTATCAATTTCAGTAACCTTATTATCTATAACCTCACAAGAGAATCTTAATTTGTCTTTTAAGTTATCTTGATAGAAAATTGTTGCAGTTAACTCTAAGTCACTATTTAAAAACTCTTCTGTACCATAGTTAGATACTTGATAAGCATTTGACATTTCAGTTAAATCATATGTAATAGTATCAATACCATAATAAATCCAATTTGAATCATATAGGTAAGGAACATTTAAAGCTTGAACTTCTGCTAAGTTAGCAGCACTATATTCAATTCTAGTTGTTCTTTTATACCATTTACCATTTTCTAAGTCAATTTCATCATAATATTTAACTCCATTATCCACATTAGCAAGACCGTAAGTACTAATTATATTACCATTTTTATCTGTATATGGAATTGTTAATGCGTAATCAAAGTAGCTTTCATATACATCATCATTAACTGCTTCCCAAGTTAAATGGCAACATAAGTTTTCGATATCACTAGTAGCAACTACCATATAACCATCATTTTCTGCAACATAGTGTTTTTTATGAGTATCATTAATTAAAGTATCAGCCCATTCAGATGAAGATACAGTATTTAATAAAGTAACTGATGATGAAGTAGTAGGAGCATCTTCACTATATCCAACCCTTCCTACTGATGAAGCTGTTTTATTATAAATAGTATAAACTTCTCCACCTAATACTTTAAAGTATATTACATAGAATCCAGTTCCTGGTGTAATAGCACCATTTGAATCAATAGTATATCCAGTTAAAATTTGATCTCCATCTATATCAAATTGATTCATACCAACTGAGAATAATGCAGATGGGTTAGATACTACAATGGCACCAACTTGTTCAGCTATATATACTACTTGGATATCATCATCAATAGCTGGAGTTCCTGTTGTTATTGCGATACCATAATCAGCTAAAGTAATTTCTTCATTACTTAATTGCCATTGATTAGCAGAATAACTAATTGCAATAGTATCTCCAATTGATTCAGAACCTGTTGTAGTAATACCATAAGAACTAATTGAAATAAAATTATTATTTATTTTCCAAGCATTATTGTTATAATAAATAACGATACTTGTTCCATTTACTTCAGTTCCTTTAGTTGTAATACCATATTGACTCATAGTTACATTTGAACCATTTAATTGCCAGTTACTTCCATTATATGTAAATATATATGAATTAGGTTCTTCATCTACTTTACTAATAAATGTAGTTTCATTAAAAGATTGAATAACATTTGATGTGTCTTCTCTACTAATATTAGCAGCATAAGTAAATGTATAAGTTCCTGTTGTTTTATTTACATAATTAGCAAAAGTTGTTTTATTCAATGAATAAACTAATGCTGAATCATAGCTAATAACTGGAGTATAAATAAAATCATATGTTCCAGATGTAGAAATTTGATTTTTAAAAGTGCTAGCATTAACAGTAACTGCTGTAACACCAGTAGT